TCTTCTTCAGCTTCTTCTTCGGCGTCGGCCATTGCGTCCATTGCGTCGTCAGCCATTTCAGCGTCCATGTCAGCAGCTGCTTCTTCGTCGGAAGTAACAGTTGTTTCGATGCCAGCTTTGGTCAGCAAGTCAGCCAAGTCAGCCAAGATGTCTTGTGCGCGGGAAGCGAGGTCTGCGCCAGCTTCTTCAGCGTCCATTTCAGCGTCCATGTCCATTTCAGCTTCTTCAGCGTCCATGTCCATTTCTTCGTTTGTGGCTTCAGCTTCTGCAGCTTCGTTAGTTGCTTCAGCGTCGGCTGCTTCGTTGGTAGCTTCAGCGTCGGCAGCTTCGTTAGTTGCTTCAGCGTCTGCTGCTTCTTCAACAACTTCTTCGTTGGTTGCTTCTGCAGCTTCATTTGTAGCTTCGGCTTCAGCAGCTTCATTGGTAGCTTCAGCGTCGGCGGCTTCGTTAGTGGCCTCTGCTTCAGCAGCTTCTTCAACAACTTCTTCTTCGTTCACGGCTTCTTCCTCGTTCACCTGAGTTTCCAAGAAGTTCTCGGAAAGTGGTTCGAGGTTTGCGAGACCCATGAAACGACGAATTGTTGATTCGTTTAAAAGTTTCTTAGTCATAGTACTATCTCCTCTTGATATTTTTAAATCGATTTTTTCAAGATATACTCCACGGAAGGTGGAATAACTCTTGTAATTAGTGTTAATGATCTGAAAAACCCCATTTATTTAACCGCAGGGGTATTTTCAAGTTTCTCTTTTAGTTTCCCGGCTGCGGCTCGCTCAATCTGGCAAACCCTCACAAAGCTGATTCCCAGGCGGTCGCCGATGTCCCGCAAGGTCAGCCCTTCTGGATTCCTGTCCACTGCAACGAGCGTGCAATTTAAGTCTCCCTCGTAGTCCATCCAGTGTCTGCACTCCTTGTTCGGGCACGAGACGTCCAGCCTCTCGCATGTGGAAACGCACTCTCTCTTCACCGGCGGGGCCTCAAAGATGGGGGACGCTGCGTCGCCGTCAATTTGCAAAAACTTGCGCTTAGACATCCTCTGCACCCCCCTCTATTAAATCAAAGATATTTTCAATATCCTCTGGCGTGAGGCCGTACTTCTTGTCAACCTCTTCAATTTTCTGACGCTCTTTGGCAATCATTGTCCTGCTCCTTTTGCTGTCTAGCTGCTTCCTTTCTTTGTAGTTCTCCACAAAGGAAGTTATATTTTCATCTCCTTCAATGAAGCCGTCAACGATTGCTCTAAAGAATTCAGTTTTTGTGAGCTTTTCGTATTCCAGCTGCATTATGAACTTGACGTAAATGCTGTCTGTGCTGTCGTAATAAAGAGACGGATACACTCTGCGATTGAGCCAGCCGTACTCCTCTATTTTCTTATCTTCTTCACTCATCAGTAATTGTCCGTAAAGTCGCAAAAGTCGTGCATGAGATTCTCCAGACTAGGGAGCATCCGAGACACATCGTAGCGACTGAGTTTTCCCTCTTTCTCTCTGTCTACGATGCACTTTCTTAGCACATCAATTCTGGCGAGCAGATGCTCGCAACTGTACTTGTCTTCTGCCATGACTTACCCCAAAATATGTGGCTTGCTTTCTGCCAAGCCAGCTGAAGTTTGATTAACGAAGGTCGCATTCAGTCTCAACTCGTTGAGGTTTTGACAACCACTGTAAGAGAGTCCGCTTCGCAGACCGCCAATGAGACTCTCCATGACACCGGTGACGCTGCCCTTGTAGGGTACAGTCGTAGACACACCCTCAACAACAGATACTTTATTTCGCCACGATGTCTGAGCATCACCAGAGGCCATCCCGCGATATAGTTTTATCTTCTTTCCTGTGCGTTCGTCGGTGATGACTGTTCCTGGAGACTCGTCGGTTCCTGCGAGAAGGGAACCTACCATAACGAGGTCAGCACCTGCGGCAATTGCCTTAACGATGTCGCCGCTGGAGCGGATGCCACCGTCGGCAATAAGCAAAGCAGAAGCGCCTGACCTGGCGCACTGGAGGATTGAATCAAGCACTGGAAGGCCATGGCCGGTGCGAGTGCGCGTGCTGCATGCTGCGCCTCCACCAACACCAACGCGGATGCTGTCAGCGCCCCAGTCAGAAATATCCTCAAATGCCTCTGCAGTAGCAACATTGCCAGCCATAATGTGGATGTCGCTTCCGAATTTGCCACGAAGAATGCCGATTGCCCTCTTGACATGGGCGTGGTGTCCGTGTGCAACGTCCACGCAGAAGACTTCAGCGCCGGCACCGTGCAGTTCCTGGGCTCGTTCAAGGAAGTCACCAGTTGCACCGATAGCGACTGCGACAGGACTCGCTTCACTGCCTGCAGCAACCACTTCGGAAACCATCTCGGATTGTTCCTCAATTGAGCAATACCGATGCAGTACGCCGAATGTGCCCATGCGGCTCAGTGCGGATGCCATATCTGGTCCAACGACGGTATCCATTGGTGCGCCGATGATTGGGACATCAAGTGTGATCACTTTGTCAAGTTCTGCAGAAATGTCCACCTGCGACCGGCTAGTAATTTCTGAATACTTTGGCACCAACAAGACGTCATCATAAGATAAAACTTTTCTCATACCGATTCCCTTTCTTTGATTCGTTCCTCGAAATCTTTAACAATTTGCTGGGCTTTGGACCAGCAATCTGGGCAATACAGCCGAACCGTGTCCGGATCCCTCCGGACGACGACGTTCCAACTCATGACCTGCTCCCGATTCTTTTTGTCAAAAGGCTCCTCGCAAGTGAGGCACTCGTCGGGAAGCTGGTCAAAGAGGCCGAGCTTTTTCTTCAGCTCTTTCTCGGCCTTCTTGTCTTTCTTTGGCTTTACTTTGCGCACCATCACATCACCGCCAATCTTGGTGGATTTTCAACGGGGTGTCGAGTGTCGCTGTTGAACACAACTACCGCCGAAGGGAATGGAGCAGAGTTGCTTCCGCCACCGAACTTCAAGCGACCCTTGATCAAACGAATCTCATCAGCCTTCATGACATAATTGTGCCAATACTTGGTGTCTGTGCGAGCGGGGATCAACATCACCACCGTCGTGCCATCCTTGCAACCCTCTTCGTAAGACTTCTTGACCCAGTTGCCGATGCCCCGACCATATGGAGGGTTCACAAAGGCCGTGGAGCCTCCCCAGTCTTGAGCAAGGCCATCGTCCTCGGCAGTGAAGTAATTGCTGCAAACTGCATTGTGGCTCTGTGCGCAAGGGTCCAGGTTGAAGCCGAACTGCTTGTCTAGCTTGCGAAAAAAATCTCGCGGCGTTGCCCACTCCATGCTCTTGCTGCTGAACAGAACCTTTGCGTCATGTTTTTTCATTTCTTGCCTCCGTCTGTGGAACCCAGGGCACCGTCGCCACGATCACTGATTGTGATTGGATACCAATTGTAAAGATCTTTACTGTGCGTCTCCATGGCGCGGAAATGAACAACCGGGACCATCACAGCCTGAGCAATCTTGGTCTGCGGGCCGATGACCTGTGTTGTGTTTCCGATGTTGTGCAGGTTCACGAAGACTTCGCCGTCATAGCCTGAGTCCACCACACATGCACCAACAATAAGGCTTCGCTTTGCAGCAACACTGCTTCGGTTCTTGATCTCAAGCATGTATCCGTGAGGCACGCCAAAGCGGTAGCCGGTGGGCAGCACTGCAGACTTGCCTGGTTCAATTGTCACTTCTTGACCACCTTCGGGGTTGAAGAACAAGTCAAGCCCTGCATCTGATGGGTTTGCTCGCTCTGGTGGGTGCGCGTCTTCTCTAATTCTTGCGTATTCTAAAATCATATTATCTCCTAATTTACTTCCGTTTTGTTAAGTTGTCGCAGCTGCATCCAATTTAATACATCGAATGGGCCGCCATATGTCACGACGACATCATAATCTTCATCTTTATATTTTTCCATGAGCTCCACGCAGGCCTGCTCTGTGTCTTCCGAGCCGCGCAAAGTTCTTCTCTCCTTTATCTTCAGTTTTGTTTTGTGGATAACCACAATTGAATTAAACTTCTTTGTCATCCCAGCATCCTGAAGTTGTGATAAATGCTTGACGTAGAGAAGCCCCAATCAGGATCATACTTGAGCTTTGCCATGTATGGTCGGTTGACGTGGACCACATCTCTGCCCTGCTTGATGCCCCAGCACTTAATGTGTGTGAGAATGTTATTTTCATCAATCACCTCGACGACCCAGTAGTCTTTGCCATTCTTCGTCTTGCGAGGAGTCACTTTACGAGGAATAAACCAAACAAGATTCAAGTCAGGATCATAATCAGAGATTGCAGGAACACAATAGTCATCAAGCCTGCTACGAATTTCCTCACTCATCACGAGACGCATTGGGAAAACTCCAGTTAAGCTCGTGAGATACTCAATCTTTTCACTGATTGTGAAGTCACCCTCCGGAGCATACAACTTTATGTTTTCGTCCAAATCTTTCTCTTTTCTCGGGCGCTCAACTGCAACGGAAGTCCAATAGTGCCGGAGTCCGGTGAAGCGGTCGTCCATCAGGCAATTCAAAGCCTGGCTGCGGACCAGAACATCGAGGGCTTTCTTGTTGAGTTTGCTGTAAGTCATCTTCTCGCTGAAGAGAAAGTCCTCAACTTTGTTGAACGGCCTTCCATTGAAGATTTGCTCAATGGCGGCGTCGCCCAGGCCCTTGATGGAAGTCAGAGGCTGAATTAGTTGCTTGCCATCCTCTGAGATTTCCCATACCTTGCCGGAAGTGTTCACGTTCAACTCACCGATAGAGAAGCCGAGGCTCTTTGCGAGATTGATTGCAGCTTCCTTGCGGCCTTCAGGCTCTTTGTCCAAGAAGGCAGCGACCCACTCAATGGGATAATTGTGGAGCAGCCATGCACACTGAAAGGACAGAGTGGCGTAGGACACAGCATGCGATGCGTTGAAGCCGTAGCCTGAGAAGTATTCCATCTTCTCCCACAGTTGCATTGCTTGGCGCTCGGTGATGCCCTTGTCTTCGCAGCCGTCCACGAACTTGAGGCGGATGACCTCAAGAGCCTCTGCGCCTTTGCCAGTCCCCTTCTTGGTCAGAAGTTTACGCAACATGTTGCCCTCGTCAAGAGAGACGTTGCGGCCAAGCTTGTGAGCCAGCAAAGCCAACTGCTCCTGGAAGACGATGAAGCCGTATGTCTCTTGGAGACACTCTTTAATTACAGGGTGGCCATACTCAATGTCATCAGGCTCTGAGATGGCCTTGACATAATCCTTGGCGACACCTGCAGAAAGCGGGCCTGGGCGATAGATTGCTGTGATGGCGGCCAGGTCAACGAGGTTGCGAGGCTTGACCTCAGTGCAGAACTTCTGTGCACCGTGTTGGGTGAACTGAAAGACGCCTGCCCACTTACCCTTGTGGAATACGTTTTCCCACACAGCCTGGTCGTCAAAGTCAATCTTGTCCGGGTGGAGGTGCTTTTCATAATATTCTTTTACGTCCTGGAATGTTGGCTTCTCAATGCCGTGCACCCTCGTCAGGATGTGGCGAATTGCACCCTCAATCATTCGGAGGGACGCCAAGCCGAGAATATCAAACTTAATGAAGCCCATTGGCTCCAGGTGACGAACGTTCATGCCTTCGGACCAGGGAGTCTGGCGAACACCACCGGAAGCAATCAGTGGCATGTGCTTGTCCAAGTTCTCGCCAACGAGGACGCCGCCTGCGTGTCGGGAACAAGAGCGGACACTGCCAAAGATGCGAAGAACGTGTGTCTTGACGTGCGGATACTTTGCCAAGAAGGACTTGAGGCTGTCAGAGTATTCCATCACCTCTTCAAAGGTCGGCGTGTAAACACCTGCAGTGATGCCGTTGGCTTGCTTGGCCTTGGGTGTGGCCTCGGAAAGCATTCGGCTGGTGACCTTGTTCACCTCGGAGAAGTCAATCTTGTAGAACTTGGAGATGTCCTTGATGAGGGAGCGAAGCTGCAGGGTGTTCCAGTTGGAAATTGGAACCACCACGTTGT